TATCCTAATATCAGAACTAAAACCACTTGTTCAAGAGATAGGTGACGCCACCCTTATTGTTCCTTTAATTAAAGAATATTTAGAAATAAGTGTTAAAAATGATGAGCAGTTAATTAAGATGGCTACTATTATCCAACGTATTATGAATAATAGTACCGGACCAAATGATGGTAGTTTTGGTATTTCTGAAGAAGAAAAACAACAATTATTAGCTGAATTAGATAAATTTAAAATTGAGGAATAATGGGTATAGATATTTCATTTGGTTCGGTTGGTTTAAATAATGTAATTTATACTTCTGGTAATACCCAGAGAACAAACTCATCACCTTCTCCATCAAGTGGTAATTCATCTATAATTTCAGTCAGAGTTAAAAAAATTATATTAGATAACTCTGAAGAAGATTTATTCAAAAAATTTGGTGAATGGAATGGTATAGGAACAATAAGGGTGGCGTCACCTATCTCTTGAACAAGTGGTTTTAGTTCTGATATTAGGATAGATATTTGTTTATCTTTTTTTTGTTGATTGGTATAAATTTCCTCTAATATATCAGAAAATTTCTTTTTACCAAATACAACATTGTCTAGTCCATTCATAATATTTTATTTATAAATATGAACATTAGAAATTTGTGTATCCGTTTTCTAGATAAAAATAATAATGTTGTTTAAATATATTATATAATCTATCGGCTATCTTAGTGATTTTAGGGGTCTTAGCGTCAATAATCTCACGAATGTATATATATAGTGCCTTTTTATTAAAGATGTCTATATGCTCTCTCTTACGGAATAACTCAAGGATAGCGTCTGCTATTTGAGCATCAATTTCTTTAGGAAATAAAGTATAAATATTGTTAGTACAATGAGTAACATATTCATCAATAAAATTAGATAATTTATCTTGAGATGAACCTTCATCTATTCTATAAGAAAAATTTTCATTTGATTCAATTTCCTCAATAGGTGCTTTGTCTACTCGTTTTTTATAATTTTTAGTATTAGTAATAATTAAATAACGTTTAGCAATAGTACCAAAATATGAGAACGCTTTTGCTCCCTTAGCTGGGTTGAATAAATGGATTTTAGAAAGTAAAAATGTTATTACCTCGTGTTGTAAATCCTGGATATTATCTACCTCAGTATAGTAAAACTTAAAGGTATGTATAATATTTTCTGTTAATTTAAAGAAAGCATAATGAATACGCTCACGATATATTTTATCTTTTAATTCAAAATCAGTAGTACTATTATATTCATTAATAGCATTTTCTGTATCTTGAGTAAAATATTGAACACCTTTAGGTTTTCTTTTTTTAGCTTCTTGTATCTCAATCATAAGTTTTTAATTTGAAAAGCATTTAATGCTTCTTGAAGTTGTTTAACAGATTGGAAAAAGAAACCAATTTCATCATCTGATTCAAATGAGCCTTTATGATCTATTTCTTTAAGTTTTTTATCTGATAATTCAATTATACCTGATATTCTACTTAAGTATTCCATATATCCTGCTAAGATATCTTCTTGGCGTTCATTCTTTTTAAGAAGGTTAAAGGTCGTGAATCCTAAGATCACGACCATTAAGCCTAATATTATTGTTAATACTATCATATATTATCTAACATATCCATTAAGCCTTGAGACTTAACATTACTTAATGTTTTTGTCTTAATTGTTTGTTTAGGTGCTTTAGTAACTGAGAAGTTATTTGTTTTTTTAACTTCACTTTTTAATTTAGGATTCCATTCACGCTCAAACTCGATACGGGCAGCCATTAAATCAGCTTGATGAACAATATAAATTAATGAAGTACGAGGTTTAGTTTCTGGTGACCAAGACATTAAGTATGGCTTGTTAGCATCATCATATAAACCATCATGTAATTTAATTGTTAACCACTCGTTTTTAGACATTTGAATACCATGAGAAAGTAATAAATGTAAACTACGATCTGGTACTGACATAAATTCTAAGCGATCATTAAATTTATAATCTTCACCTAATTTATCTTTACGCCATTGATCATCCTGAGGAATGTAAGCGTCATTATGTTCATCACCCATTTTGCCTAAATCATGATTTAGAGCTGCAAATACTAATTCTTCTTTAGTATAAGTAGACTCGTCCACTCCCATTTCAATCCAAACGTTATTTAATTTAAAAGCGCAATCTACTACTCGTAATACGTGATCTACATAACCACCTAGGAAAGCATTATGATATTCTTTCTTATGAGCAGCTGGCATTAACATAATACGTTCTGAGTATTTAGAATAAAAATCTAATAATTGTGAGCAACGAGGTTCACTGATGTAAGATTTAATTGTTTCTTCAAAATCTATCCAGTTTTGTTGGATTTGTTCTGCTGTTAAAGTCATATTAATTATACATTGTTTGTTCAGATTCAACAAATAAACGAGTTTGTTCGATGATATCTTTTAATTTATTAATACCTTCTAAATACACTTCTAAAGGTTGTTCTTGTTTAACAATAAAATTCAGTTGGTTAGCAAGGCTATCCATTTTATCTAATTGATGTAATACGTTGTCTTTGTTTTTCATACGTTTATTATTTGTTTTATATACCCGTGGTCACATTCCACGTTCTTTATATCCTATGTTTTAGATGTTTCCTAAAACCCGTATCTATATAATACGAATTAGGACTTGCGAGGCCAAGCTATTTTTAAGAGGGGTTAGCTATGTCTTGTATTTTTTTAAGAAGAGCACAATTCTCATATTCTTCTAGATTTTCAAAATGGGAAAGTGCTAATGATAATGCTTTTAAAAATTGTTCATCTGAGTATAATATAAGACAATCACGATGCATTTGGTTAGTAGTATCTATTTTAGAAATATGATCCATAGCTCTAGTGAAAACCATCATCCCACCAGCTAACTTAATATCATCAGTGTCTAATTTAGAATCAGATGATTCAAAAAACTCTATCATCTGTTTACTAAATACCTTATAATTTATAATTAACTTTTTAAACATTCCCATCCAAACAATAGGATGATTAGACATATCTACTTGAGTAGTAGTCTCAACTTCCTCTTCAGGGGACTTAAATAAGTTAAAAATATCATCAATACTCATATATATAAATATATGTTAAACAGGAGAATAGCGGCTTTAGGCCGCTATAATAAAAAATTGTGGATGTGTTATTGACAGGTTTAAATTTATCCTTTAATTAATTGTTTTTGCTCTTTTAATGTAGCAGACATTTTATCAATTCTTGAGTCTACATAAGACACAGTGTTATTAAATTTAATATCTAATTCACGCTGCAACTCAGTGACCTGATGATCGGAATGGCGTCCTATTTCATCTAATCTACGATCCAAATCTTGGCGTAGATGATTTAAATTTTCCCACCCATCACGTTCAATATTCTTACTTTGTTGTTCTTGTTCTTTAATTACTTTTAACAGTTTAGTAATCTTAACTATACCCCAAACAGTTGTGGCTACAAAAGTAGCTCCAACAATCGAGAGCATACCTAAAACGAAATACATTGTTTCCATATTTATTTTCTCCTTATTATTATGTCAAAGAACACATCCACAATTGTGCGCCCTCCTGGGATCGAACCAGGTACCTACTGATTATGAGTCAGTTGCTCTAACCAAATGAGCTAAGGGCGCTATTTGAGGTCCCGAACGGAATCGAACCGCTGTATGAGCTTTTGCAGAGCCCCACCTAACCACTCGGCTACAGGACCTTTTGTACTCAAGGCAGGAGTTGAACCTGCACGAGCTGCCATTATAATGACCTTATCTTGTTCAGATAATTTTTTACTCACGTTGTTATAACCATACGTCGCGTCTACCATCGACCAGGGCCTCCTGATCCTTTCGCCACTTGAGCATATGATGAATATAGTATATATCCATTAAGAAGCCAAACTCTTATTGATAAAAAAAGCCGGGCTTAACCCGGCTTTAAACTACTACCTATATTTTATCGTTATAGTTGTTCGTCTGTATTAGTAGGTGGGGTATTGCCGTTATTTGGCGTGTTATTCTTGACTTGCTGTTTCATCTTAACAACGTTT